GCGTCCAGATAGATTATTTGTGATCTGATAAACAAATCCCACACATTCTTCGGGCAGTGTCTCAACTGGGGTGTCTTGATAAAGCCATGTCATGTGAGTTTTTTACGGATTTGCCTTTCGTGTTATAGTTATCTATATTACCACAAACATGCATATTTTTCATCTACCAAAGAACTTCGGCATTTGGTCTGGCATTCCTGCCATTTAAACGACTGAAATTCTGTGGTCCAAAAATCATCTGCCAGTACGTCTGTTATTGTTTTTGTGTTTAAATCAAAGTTTTCTGCTATTTGCTGCCAGTCTGAATTGTGATTGTATCTGTTGGCTACCCAACAGCAGGGAAATAATCTGCCGCGAGCATCAATGTACAAGCCTTTGTTGCCTATCTCGCATAACGGTGTTACTCCGTTACGACTTTTGGTTTGATTGAATAATCGTTTGTTTGTCAGTGGAATTGTTTGCCATGAGCCTGTGTCAGTCAATGCAACTGAGTCTCGTTCAAAGCGATGCGAGTTGCTGACAAATCTAACACTGGGTTGCAGTGGATCGTCTGTGCCGTAGGACGGATACATGCTGCCAAACTTTGTGCTTTTGGTCAACTGAAAACGATCAACCCCCAGTTGTTTGGCAAACTTCTGCATATGATCCAAGTGGTCTTCGTTGAATTTAAATGCAATGGCAGCCCAGATTATCTTGCATGCACTTGCGGTTCGCAATGTTTGTAATCCTGTAATGATACTATCCCAATCACTGTTCACACGATACAAGTTGTTGCTGGCATTGTCATAACCGTCAATGCTGAAATGCACACTGTCGTTGTGATCCAACAGTTGGCCTAGGTCATGCCACCAAGATAGTTTTTTGTGACTGCCATTGGTGATGATCACAATCTCAATGGGCTTGATGTCTTTGAGATATTGTATCACTGGTATCAAGTCATGTGCATACACAGGATCGCCATCATCGCCGCAGAACGTGATTTTCTCTACATTTGCTTGCACAAACTCTGGAGTAAAATTACGTTTGAAAAACTCCAAGTCTAATTCAGTATTGACCAATCCGTCGGGCACTTCTTGGCGAGCACAGCGAGGACACCGCAAGGTACACTTGCTGGATATCTCTATGTGAAAATGCCAAGTGGCTAACATAATTCAACTTCTCTCTGCCACTGTTGATCAAACACAGTACCCGCACTGGTAACGCCACAGGTTGCAGAACACATTGGATCCTGAGTAGGGATCAAGTTGATGTCTGTAACAAAATCTTTTTGTCTTGCTCCCAGCCAACAGCAGGGACCAATGTTTCCTTTTGCGTCTATATAAACACTTTGATCTTTTAACGCACGACAATCAACCGCGGTTGTGGTTGATACAATTGGTTGCCAGTTGGTGGGAAATTGCAATTGCTCAGTAAACGGACGTTTAGATACTTTGGCTCTAAACCATTTAAAGCCCATGGCTTTTGCTAAACGTTCACATTCATCAACTTGATGTTGATTGTGTCGATATACCAACATGTCCCAATGTGCTGATCCACCAGCAGCAATGTACGCTTCAACATTGTGCATGAGTCTGTGCCAATCAACACCTTGACGATATGTTGCGTTGGTATCTTCTAATCCGTCAATACTAAACACACAGTAATCTTGTGACTGATTAAAAATACGTGCCAGCTCATGCCACCATATGGTATTTTGCAATCCGCCATTGGTGTTCATGCCCAACACAATATTTTTATTGAGGCGGCGAAATTCTCTATAGATGTCTAAAGTGTATTTGCCAGCAGCTGGATCACCGTAGTTGCCGCACATGAACATTTTGTCTAACTGTGCAATAAGGTCAACATCAAAAACTTTTGTGATTTTCCGCAGGTCCAGGTGATGTTGTGATTTTTTATCAAAATCACGATCAGTTTCTCTAGCACACAACGCACATGTGGCCTGACAAACATCAGTAGGTTCTAAGTGCAACACTTTTATTTCACGCAAGATCTATATCCGTGTTGTAACTGGTGAATCCATTTTCTTTGACCACTTTGAGTATGTTCTCCACACGTCCTGCAAGCTCATCTCTGTGACTCACAAGCCAAATGCTCTTGTTACGTTCGCGAGTCATTTTCTTCAACAAGGCCAAACTGGCTTCCACGCCCTGTGTGTCCAGACCCGAATCGATCATTTCGTCGATAAACAAGATGTTGATAGGATGATACAAACTTTCCCATACATCACGGAATGCCCAACTCATACTGAGTATCAGTCTATTGCGTTCACCACGACTCAAATTGTCAAAGTCCAGTTCGCGTCCCAGTTCTTCAATGCTCACACTCAAGTCGTTTTGGAACTTTACTGTGTGTGGCAGTCCAATACGATCCAAGTAATGTGTAAGGCGTGCGTTCAAGTAGCTCAAGTTCTGATCAATGATCTTCTTACGAACAAATGAATCTTTGCTGGTCAACAGTTTGAGCAAGAACTCTTGATGGTCTTGTACTTTGGTCAGTTCATTGATTCGGTTGTAGTCAACTGTCTGCAGGGCCTGTTGTTGCATGTCCTCGATCTGTTCACTGTAAGGATCAGTTTCAGCATGCTTGCTGGTGATCTGTTGTAGTAAGTTGTTGACCTGGGTAGAATGTTTGATGGCCTGTGCTTCTGTGTCGTAGTGTGTGACTGGTGGTGCTCCCAGGTCCACAGGCATATAGCCTGACAGTTGTTCAATATAAGGATCTGTTTCTGCCGACTTGTCTGTGATCTTCTGCTGAATATTTTCCAATTCGCTACTGTGTCGAATTGCTTCTGCTTCAGTTCGATAATGTGTTGTGGGTCGGGTGCCCAACTCGCCTAATTTTAACAATGCATCTGTGTTTTCTATCCATTGGCCGTTGATAGCCAAGTACTGCAACGCTGATTCTTGTAGCAGTTTACGCTTGGCCGCCAACACAGTTTCATGAGCACCATCATGAAACTCTTGACCACAGGCATAACACTTGTGTGCTTCTAGTTCAGCAATCTCTGCCTTGAGTTTGTCAGATGTCTTTAGTTCTCGTGTTTCATCTGCTACACAACGAGCAATAAGTTTTTCAAGTTCAGCAATGTCCTTGGCTCGTTGATTGTATGCGGCCAAGTCTTGATGTGCTTGCAGTTCTGCAACAATATTGATGTGACTGAGTTTGTTATAACTGTCTTGCAAAGCAGCCGTTTCTTTGGCTTGGGTTTGTTGCCAGGCAGTTTGATATGCCAGCAGTCGATCATGTGCATCTGCTTGTTTTTTACGTTCGTTCCACACAGCAAGATCTTTGTGTGCCAACAACTCTGCTTCAATATTGACTCGAGCTAGATCATCGTACTGACCCACTAGATAAGCCAAGTCACTGTCGTATTTCTTTTGCCAAAGACCTTGTCGTCGACGCAGGCTTTCAATTTGTTCTTCGATACGTTTGTTGGCTTCTTGCACAGCACGTACTCTGAACTCTTCAGAGGTGATTGAATCTTTTGTGGCCTTGTTGAGTTCTTTGATACGTTCAGCACGTTCACTCAACACAGTAATACCCAACAACTGTTCAATGATGGTTCGTTGCTCATTGGCTTTCAAACTCAAGAATGGTTCGGTATATGTGTTCAAGGCCAAGATATGCTTGAACATGTCGTGGCTCATGCCAAACACATGTTCAATGGCATCCTGTGTTTCTCTGCTGTCGCCTTGTGCATCATCTGTGGCAGTTTGTTCTTCACTGTCCACATAGAAACGTAGCACATTGGGCTTGCGTCCACGTTCAATCTTGTATGTTTTACCGTTGACAGAGAAGTCCAAACTAACCAACATTCCTTTGCCGTTGGTTTTGTTCACAAGGTTATCCTTGCGAATGTTGCTCAAAGCCTGTCCGTACATGGCATAACTCAAGGCATTGATGATTGTGGTCTTGCCAGTGCCGTTGCGGCTGCCGTCGCCGCCCAGGTCCAAGTTCTCACCCAGTACCAATGTAAGGTCTTGGCGGTCAAAGTCAATGCCTTGTGTGGCATTGCCCACACTCATGAAGTTCTTGACAGTGAGGTTTTTAATTTGGATCATAAGTTTTGATATATTTGCAACAGCAGTTTGTTGTCGTAGAATTCTGATTCAATGTTTGTGAGTTGGTCAGTGACAATTTGATCCACTGATTCAAATTTGACATCACCAGGTGCAAGGTCCACATCCACTCCGGCAGTTTTGTTTGGGATCAGGGCCATTTCACGTAAACTATAGTCTCGGATAAATGTTTCTTTGATAAAGTTGGCTTCTTCGTATGATATCTCAATGTCCAAGTTTACACGAACATGCATCTTGGGTGCAAGCAAAGTGGCTGCATTGTCGATCAAGTTAGCAAGCCCATGAACCCTGTATCGAGGCTGACTAGGCCAAGCATGGAACTCTGGCTCTTTGCCCCATTCCAATATCATCATGCCACGCTCGTCATCTCCGGCGTCGGCATAGTTGTGTGGAAAGCAATTGCCAATATACGTAATGTTGTTGGCAGTTTGGCGTTTGTGGAAGTGTCCAGTGAACACATGATCAAAACCGCCAAAGTCTCCACGTTGTACTGTACCGTGATCTGGCATTTGTACCATGGCATTCATGTAGTAGCCGGGCAATTCAAAATGCCCAAACATGTACTTGCCTGTCAGTTTAGGGATACGTTTGTGGTCATCACCGCATAGCCAAGGAGCAATAACAACGTCACCGTCACTGAACCAATCATTGCAAATTTGAACTTTTGGCAAATGTTTGGCCCACTCCACACTTTGAATATCTCGCTTGTCTCGATAATAAAGATCATGATTGCCAGGAATAAAATATACACGATCAAAGTTGTCATTCATGTGCTCCAAGGCCCGGAGACTGTAACTCAGGGTAACTATATTTAAGCTGGCCCTGTTGTTGTGCCAGTCGCCCAGGAACATGCAGGTTTCGCAACCTTGTTCCCGGGCCTTGGCAGTTGCCCATTTGACAAAGTCCAAGCAGTCTTCGTTGTGCATTTGACTGTTGGACTTTAATCCAAAATGTATGTCTGTGAAGACCGCGGCCTTGTTGAATAAATTTGTCATTTGCAATTGTACACTAATTTCTGGTGTTATTCAAGCTGCGATTCAGCCAAAAAATCTGGATACCCCATTCCAGTTGCCAGGTCAAAATGACTGGTCAACATGTTTTGTTTTCTTCTTGAATCCAAGCGAGTCATTTTGGCAACCCAGTCCAGTCCATCCACCGGCAATGCTTTCTGGATTGAATTGGCAATATTTTGTAAAGTTTGATTGGGATGATTATGATATTTTTTTACCACTAGGTCCTTGACAGTTTGCGTAACTCGGTCATATTGCAGATGCTCTGGGCTGGACAACATCTGAAGGGTCAATGGTAATTTTTTATTTTCGGCCCAAGACAACAACTCATCAAGGTAAAGTACATTTAGGTTAGACACGGTGACCTGTCCTGATATTTTGAAAATTTCAGGGTTGCAAGATAAAAATAAATCAACATGGTGATCAACCTCTGCCCAAGTGCCGCCACGTATGATTTCGAATCTTTTGCCAATATCATCAATGCTCAATGAAATTGTAACTTCTTTAAATTCATGCATTAGTTCAATTAACTCAACAGGAAACAACGAACCATTGGTGTTGAAATGCAATCTTTGTTTGCTAGCCACACCTGATTGGATACTTGTTTGCAGCAACTCTTTGAATTGTTTGTTCATCAAGGGTTCGCCACCGTAGATATCAATATATTCCAACGTTGGCCAAAGATCAAAGATTTCTTTAGACTTGTTAGAATTAAACCATTGTGTACTGGAGATTAATTCAAACAGCTTTTGTTTTTCAAACTCATTGGGTGCATACGCTAATTCTTCTTGTGCCCATAGGCTACTTTTGTCAGGACCGCAACTGCGACATTTGAAGTTACACACAGTGCTGGGAAAAACAACCAAACTTCTAATTTTGGGCTGTTCAAGATATTCAGTAAAAAACTCTTCTTTGTGTGTTTTATTACGCCACTGTCTCAGACTGCTGAATCCTTTGGATTCAGATGTCCAACAGACATCACAACTTGATGGATATTCCCCAGACAAAAGTTGCGTTCGCAATGAATTTATTTTGTCAGAATTAAAAAATTCAACAATGGTGCCGTCCTGAGCGTATTCAGAATTAAAACAACAAATTTTAGAAACACCCATATATTCAGAATGAAACCAAGGCAAAGAACAAATAGAGTTCACACTGATCATGTTGCTATCGTCAAACGGTTCTGAATCAAGATCGGCAATCATAAATTCAATATCATTGTCAATAACTGGATTATTGGTTTCTGCACAACAAACCAAAACAAAACATCTACTGACGTCAAACAAGTCAGCTGCATACTGTAAATATGCCAGTGTTTTTGCACCAACAGATTGTCCTGTGTAAAAAACTATACGCTCGTCTGGTTCAAATACTTCTTTGTATTGATTTTTAAAAACTGTAAAGCCCACAGTGGGTCGGACAGCAATTGATGCCAAGTCTATAAATTCAAGAACTTTGAATTTTTTACAAAGTTCTTGTTTGAGTTCCTCTGAAGTCAGCTTACTCTTCATAGGTGGTAGTAACTGGACCGCTCATGGCTTGCATGCTTGCCTTGCCAGAGTTCTGTCGTGTCCAGCTGGGGTTGAGTCCGTTCATTTCAAGAATGTCATCACGGATGTTTTGATTTTTCTTTTCAATGTTCAGGATGCGAGTAAAGCTATTAGTGATAGCGGCAGTATAATATGCAAAAGGGTTCTGCGATTTTGACTCGTCAAATTGCAGTCCAATTTGGCTGAGTTGTAACAGGGCTTGTCCACGCATTTCTTCATTGTAAGTGTATCCTCTCCAGTTTGATCTTGTGGCATAACGTTCACACAGTTTCATAAACATGGTGGCCAGTTTGCGTGTCATGTTGCCGTGATCCTTGCAGAACTCGCCTGTATCTAAATCGCCCTTCCAGTGGCTTTTGCCCACCAGCACAGGGTTCTTGTCTTCATCCAATCTGTAATGCCAGAACGGGGGAAAGTTAACTCGCATGTGTGTGGGATCCAGCACAACGTCCTCTACAAGGTCCGCTAGCGGATCTTCTGTGACATCATCCAAGTCCAAAATGTCTTCAATCTTTTTCTTTTTAGTGGCAGTTTTGGGCACTTTCTTGGGTGCCATGGGTATGTGTTCCCAAGTCATGATGCGAAAAACCACCTCCGTATTGGGTATTTTTTTGGGATCAATCACCTCACCAGTTTCACGTTTGTGACGGTCAGCACGATTGCGGCGTGCTTCTGCAATGGTCTTTTGATTGATTTTGCTCACTGAAGGCAGGATCATGTCAAACTGATGATCAGTTGTTCGGTCCTGAAATGAGCAGTAGGTGTTTTTGCTGAGATGTATTTCTTTTAAAATGTCACGGTTGTTAAGGTAGTTAACCTTGGCTGCGGGTTTTGCGATTAAAGTCATCGGCGGGGTTTCTCCAGATATGTACTTATTGTAGCACATTTACAACAGTTGTCAACCTGATCTTAAACTGCGTGGTTAAAAAATTGGGTAAATAAGGCATAGGAATAAGAAATGGCCACCACAAACGCCCCTGCTGAACAAAACCCCGCAGTTGACCCAGAACTGCCTCAGCCACCAACGACTGTACCGGGACCACCTGTAAGAGATCCTGCGCCATTGTCAACGTTGCCTCTCACTGATGTAAATACATTCCCTCCAGTGGCCTTTGTTGACGCAACACCTGCTCTTGTACCACTTGTGCCTACCGATGTAAATTCATTCCCTCCAGTGGCCTTTGTTGATGCAACACCTGCCCAAGTTAACCCTGCACAGGATCCAGGGGCAACGAGTCCGTTTGGTGGAAACACCTTCAACGATGCTGCTGCTAGAACCACACAAAGAGATCCAGTAGATCCAGCTGCTGACCCAGGTGTGAGATCACCTTTTGGTGGAGACGCCTTCACCGATGCTGCTGCTAGAACCACACAAAGAGACCCTGTGGATCCAGCTGCTGACCCAGGTGTGAGATCACCTTTTGGTGGTGGTGCATTTAATGATGCAACAGCAAGAACTCCTGCACCTGTGGACCCTGCACAGGATCCAGGTGCTAGATCACCGTTTGGCGGTGCAGCCTTCAACGATGCAGCCGCAAGAAATCCTGAAGCAGCAGTAGATGCTGTGGCCGCTGCTGATGCAGCTCAGCAAAGAGTCACCGAACAACGACTACGAGAACAACAGGCCATACAGGCACAGTTCCAATCGCCAGCCAATGGCGATTGGAGAGTGAAATTAAAACTGTCACCTCAGGCCACATACCTGTACAAAGACAGCAAGGCAGATTCAATTTTGGCACCGCTGGCGGCCAGTGATGGCGTGGTGTTTCCTTACATGCCTGACATACAGACCACATACAACGCCAACTATGACACCACAGATTTAGTACACAGCAACTACCGCGGATATTTCTACAAAAATTCATATGTGGGCGATATCAACATCACTGGAGTATTCACTGCACAAAATACTCAAGAGGCCAACTATCTCTTGGCAGTGATACATTTCTTTCGTAGTGCTACAAAAATGTTTTATGGAGAAAAAGATTCATTGCGTGGAGCACCACCGCCCTTGGTGTATTTGTTTGGATTGGGACAATATCAATTCAACGCACATCCTTGTGTGATTCGCAGTTTCAACTACAGTTTGCCCAATGATGTAGATTATATCAGAACCAAACCCAACAACTACAATGTCAACTTCAACAACACATTGCCCAAAACACAAAGTGGCGGCAATCCCATATCTGCAGTGATCAGCAGATTGAGAAATGCCTTGTTGCCCAAAGGTGCGTTGCCCAATGTTCCACAAGAATTGTTGACAGTGAGTCAGAGTGTCAGCAACATAGACAACTCAACTTACGTGCCTACCAAAATCACAGTGACCGTCAGTTTGTTGCCCATTCAAACAAGAAATCAACAAAGCCAACAATTCAGTGTCAGCGGATTTGCCAATGGTGATTTACTCAAAGGAGGGTTCTGGTAATGGCCAATTATGATTCAACCAGTCCTTATTTTCTCACAGGATACAATCAGTTTTATCTTGATGTCATGGTGGATAGACCCATACCCAAAGAAAGCGATGATTTGAGTTTCAGCATCAACCTCACATACCAATATCGCCCTGACTTGCTGGCACATGATTTGTATGGTGATTCTAGACTGTGGTGGGTATTCTATCAACGCAATCCCAACACACTCACAAAGCCTCCAGTGGATTTTGCAGTAGGTACCAACATTTACCTGCCCAAAATTACCACACTCAAATCTGTGTTGGGATTCTAACATGGCTTACGGACCAGCAGCACCACCAGTTCTCCCCAACACAGTGGAAGAACAAAGACGTCAGATATCTGATTATCAAATACCCACTCCTCAAAACAGTGACACTGGGCAAAATTTTGTAAATCAAACCAACACCAATATTCGAGATGCTATTACAGCAACTCGAACCGCCCCAACCAACAACAATAACAACAACAACACACCGCTCAATGCCACTGATAGAAGCAACTCAACAACCAACCCTTCAACAGTGCAAGACGATGGAACATTGCCAGAGGTAACAGTCACAGCAGCTCAAACTCGGGTTGATGTGTCTGGCAATCTGTCAGCCAAGGATGACATAACGCCTCAGCCCAATGTGCTGGATAGATTTGCTAGTTACACCTACAGTGCTAGTGTGTATCTAATGAGTGCCAGACAGTATGAACGACTGTTGCTCAGCAATAAAAAGAACATCAACGGATACTTTTTGTTGTTTCAAAGTGGCGGTGCACCGGTCAACAAAGGTGGATTCTTGGGCAAAGGAGCAGGCTCAGTAGGAGGACAAGATCCTAACGCTGATTTTGCATATGACTCCCCTGATGATTACGGACGTAATCCAGCGTTTCCCCAAGACTTTTACATTGATTCCATTACCATAGACAATGCAATGCCAGGTCAACAGACTCAAGCCGCACACATGGTCACTGATTTAAAATTTACTGTGGTAGAACCTGGCAACATCACACTGCTGGATAGGTTGTATCGTGCAGTACAGGACGCTGGACAAGTAAATGATTCCAACCAACCAGTCAACTACACAGCAGCGGTGTATCTCATGGTCCTACGTTGGTACGGATATGATATTGATGGCAACTTGGTGCAAGTGGGTGCTGCTGATCCCAACACAGGACTCACTGATCCCAATGCTGTGGTTGAGAAGTTCATACCGTTTCTTATTAAAAAAATCAACTGGAGTGTGAGTTCAAAATTGGTCACCTATGATTTTGAGTGTGCGCCGGTGGCACAAATGGTTGCCGGTTACACACGTCGTGGCACAATACCTTATGATGCACAATTTACTGCGTCATCGGTGCGTGAGTTACTGGGCGGCGAATTGCAATTTGTTACTACGCCTGTTGCAGTTAATAACACTTCAAGTAGTTACACTAGTTCTCCTCCCAAAGCATCAGGTGCTCCTACCTCTAGTCAAACAGTCAAACAAGGACTCATGCAGGCCATGAATGCATATCAACAAGAGTTGGTTAAAAAAGGCAAATACGAAGTGGCTGATACTTATTCTATAGAATTTGATGAAAACCCTGACTATCCTGATCTCAACATTGCTGATGCAACGTTAAGATTGCCTGGCAGCACAGTCACTCAAAGTAGAACGTCAATGAACGTTGCACCCAGCCAAGATGCCAATCAGGCATTGAATCCTGAAACTGACGCAATGAAGATCAGCAATCGCAACTGGAGTGTTACTGCTGGTATGCAAGTGATACAGGTGATTGATCTGGTGATTCGCAACAGCAGTTATATTACCAAACAACAATTGACCACCATAGATGCCAATGGTGTTGACCGACCTGATGCTCAAGCACAGAAAAAACCCATGTCTTGGTTTAAAATAAGCATGGAAGCAAAACAAGGCAAATATGACAAATTACGCAGAGACCATGCCTACGATATTACATTTGTTGTGACACCTTACACTCTGCAAGACTTTGACTCAACATATTTTCCGTTGACCAAATTTCGTGGAGTTCATAAATCATATCCTTACTGGTTTACTGGACAAAACACAGCGGTGTTAGATTTCACTGCCAACTTCAACAATCTCTATAACTTGACCGTGACAGGTACCAGTAAAGAAGATTCGGGTACCGCAGCCATACGTAGAAATTTCACTTCTAGCATGAGAGACATAGCCAAATATACCTATGCAGCCAGCAGTACAGAAAGCAGAACAGGTGAAGAAGGCCGAGCACTGGAAGCACAGGCCAATGCTGCTGAATATCTTTACAGTCCTGGCAACATGGGGGATGGATCTCTACGCATCATTGGCGACCCTGCTTGGATACAACAAGGCAGCATGGCTGGCCGAGTCAGTGCCGCAGAATTCAGTTATTCCCCATTTTTACCTGATGGCACTATAAATTTTGATGCACAACAAGTGATGTATGAAGTTGCTTGGCAGCGGCCAAATGATTATGATTTAAACACTGGCCTGGCAGATCCTTATGCAGGAGGCGATACAAAAAATCGTCTGCCAATACAAAGTTCAGTGTACCTTGCAACACGAGTGATCAGTGAATTCAAACAAGGTAAATTTGAACAAACCATCAAAGGTTCTTATTTTCGCTTTCCCAAACCTGATGGGTCAAACACTGTGGGCAAGTCAGCCTCAGCTGTGGCAACCAATGGTGCATCTTTGAGAGAAGCACAAAACAGAGCCGCAGGCAATGACAGCGTGGCAGAAAATCCCATTTTGTCCAGACGAAACGCACAGTCTCCGGCAGCAGCATTGGCCAATGGCAATTCCGCACTGGACAACGGCATAAAAACTGCGGCAGCGGCTGTCGAAGGTGGTGCTCTTCCAGCAGCCGTGCAACAAGCAACAAACATTGGTAGTTCTTCACCAGTGTCGCCAGCAAACACCAACAATGCAATTGCACCATCAGCATATCCACGGGCACCCACTGGGTCAGGAGTCAACCCCATTACATTTGGTGAAGCAGCACCGCAACCATTAAATACCAACCCGTTCGCCAATGCAGGGCGTACACAGACCATAGTAAAAGAAGCATAAGGAGCAACTTTGTCAGAAGAAGTACAACGCAGTAGAGGCCGTCCGTCAAACTACAAATTAGATCGTGGAGGTGTACCAGCAGAGTTTGGTCCATTCTCGGGCATTGTGATGAACAACGCAGATCCCACACGAGCAGGACGTTTGCAAGTGTATATTGAAACGTTTTCTGGTATTGATAAAACTGACAGGACCAAGTGGATCACAGTGAGTTATCTGCCAGGATTTTTTGGATACACCCCCATGGGAAAAACGTCTGACAGTGACTTTGGTACGTATCCTGGCAATCAAAATTCATATGGCATGTGGTTTACGCCGCCAGACATTGGCATTCAGGTGCTGTGTGTGTTTGCCAATGGTGACAGAAATCTAGGATATTACATTGGTGTTGTTCCGGGCAACGGCATAGGTCACATGGTACCGGCCATTGGTGCAGCAAATAATTATGTGTCAGGCAACAAAAATCAAGAAACATATTTTGCCGATGCACCGCTGTTGCCAGTGACAGAAATCAACACCAACAACGAAAAAATTGTGAACTCCAGCAGATTTTTTGAACAGACAAAACCTGTGCAAGGTGTTGTGGCACAAGCATTGTTTCAACAAGGCATCAGCGAAGATGCAGAACGTGGTCCCATAAGATCCAGCAGCCAACGAGAAAGTCCCAGTGCTGTTTTTGGGGTAAGCACACCGGGTGTCGCTGTGTATCAGGGAGGTATGAGTCCCGATGACATTCGTAAAAAAATAAACGCAGGAGAACTCAAACCTGAAGATGCACAAGTGATCAGTCGCATGGGCGGTCATACCTTGGTCATGGACGATGGCGATATTGACGGCAAAAATGCCTTGTTTAGACTGCGAACAGCCAAAGGTCATCAGATCATGATGAACGACTCCGGCAACTTTTTCTACATATTACATGCCAATGGACAAACCTGGCTGGAGTTTGGACAGGAAGGCACAGTAGATGTGTTCTCAACCAACTCAGTGAACATACGCACACAAGGCGATATCAACTTGCATGCTGATCGTGACATCAACATGTATGCTGGCCGCAATCTAAAAATGAAGGCCATGTCTAATATCAATTTGGAAGCCGATGCTGATCTCACGGCCACAGTGAAAAAAGACATAACCATCTACAGCAAAGCCAAAATAGGCATCAAAGCCGACGGGTCAATGGCGTTGCAAAGTGCAAGTGGATCCTGGAACGGTGGCGAATCACTGTTGTTTACTGCCGGCGGCATAGACTTAAATGGTCCCACAGCACCGTCTGTGACAGCACCCAAACTTATACAAAAAACCACCATGGACGATGTGACTTTTAGTACGAGTGCAGGATGGAAAGTACAAAAAGACAAACTAGAAAGCATTGTTACCCGAGCACCCACTCATGAACCTTATCCTTATCACAACAAGGGTGTGGCAGTGGAAAATAAATTTGAACCAGGCAAACCAACCCCACCGCCAGGAGCAACAGCCGTACCGGCTGGAGTGGAGATTTCAGCCAAATGAGTATTTTTAATTTCACCAATCCGGTCAATGGGCAACCGTTTGAAATCAAAGGCCCGCCAGGGCTCAGTTTTGATCAAGCCAAGGCTATATTTGACAAGCAAGTCAGTGCTGGCAGTTTGGTGGGATTCAAAAAAGGTGATGTACTCAGTGCTGCCACACAAGCTGCCGACGGACTGGCTGGTGCTCAAGCACAACTGTCACAGGCAGCCAAAGGTATCGGCGGTGATCTAGCAGGAGCTATTAAAAATGTACCAGGAGTTGGTGACATTGCAGCACAAGCACAGTCTGTGGCCAGCAAAACACTGTCTGGGATATCAGCCGCTGTGAGCAACTTGCCTGTGACCAACGGCATCAATGTGGCTGATTTTGCCAAACAAGGAGCAGCTCTAGTACCTATGCAGGGATTGAGTATACCTGATGTTACTGCTGCCATGTCTTCGGCCAGCAAACTTGTGGGACAGGCATCAAGTGCAATATCAGATGCTTTGGGTGCAGGAAAATTTGGATTTGATGCGTCACAGTTGGAATCAGTGGGAGTACTCAAACCAGGCACCGCAGCCACGTATTTGAAACAAGGCATTAATTCACTAACTGACGTATTGAAAAGTCCAGCAGTGTTTACTGGCAAAGATGGCATCAACAACTTAGACAGTTTGTTGGGTTCAGTGCCAACGCAAAATGGTATTCAACAACAACTCATGAGTCAAGGACTCAATGCAGTCAAACAACTGGGCATACCTGTTGACAAATTAAGTACTGCATCACTGGCCGGCTTGGCCAATAATGCTGCCAAAAGTATACCTACCACACTGGATTGGGCCAAAGGACTACCGTTGCCCGCAGACATCAAGGCTGAATTTGATACCGCAGCCAGAGACGGGGCATTTGCAGTAGATTTTGCAGACTTCAAAATAGATGATCCTATGAAAGCAGTGATCACTCCGTTGCCAGCAGTTGATACAACCGATCGACAAACTGTAGATGCAGCCAGCAAACGCATTGTGGGCAATGACAAAGTTCCCACAGTAAAATACAGTGCGTCAGACCAAATCAATGCACAAAACGAATCACTGGCATTGGTTAAAAAATTACAAACAGCCAGCAAAGAACTCAACAGAATAGAATTGCAACTGGTTGAAATTAGAAAAACTGTTGTGCCATCAAATGCAGCCGAAGGCATCCAAATATTAGAAGACACATTGGGAGAATTGCTGCTGGTAGACAGCCAATATTTAGAATACCGACGCATATCTGATCAACTTGGCAAAATTAATCCTTTGTATAGTATCACAGCAGAAATTGAAAAAGACGTCACAAGACTGGTTGGCATCCGAAAACGCATAGAAGCAACCATTGAAAAACTCCGAGAAATCATTGCGCAACGCACCACTGCCTGACAGCCATAAATATTGTCATGACCACATTTATTGGCTTCAACACTATCGATCAATACAAAAAGTTTACACTCACAGACTTTGATCTAATCCAACGAGATCTGCTGAATGCTTTTAGCATACGGCAAGGTGAATTGCCAGGCCGTCCAGGATATGGTACTGCACTATGGGACTTTGTGTTTGAGAATCAAGTCGAACAACTGTCACAGCAACTACGTGCTGAAGTACAACGTGTGGCAGGCGGGGATCCTAGATTCACCATAAATGACATACAGATGTTCCCCCAGGAAAATGGCATACTGATACAACTTCAGATCACGGTTATTAACACCACTAACGCTGAAATTCTCAGCATATTCTTCGACGAACAAACACGTAATGCCAGTTACGTATAACTACGCCGTTTTTATTATTAATAAATAAAGCACGGACGATACGAAAAATGGCAACAACCACAAGACAAACAGCAATATTTGGTGTAGAAGATTGGAAACAAGTCTACCAAACTTATCGCGAAGCCGACTTTCAAAGTTATGACTTTGAAACTCTTCGCAAAAGTTTCATCGACTATTTGCGTTTGTATTACCCCGAAACATTCAATGACTACATTGAATCATCAGAATTTATTGCCTTGCTGGACGTCATGGCGTTTATGGGGCAGGCACTGGCATTTCGTACAGACTTAAACACTCGCGAAAACTACATAGACACTGCTGAACGCAGAGATTCAGTAGTACGACTAGCAAACCTTGTGAGTTACACAGCCAAACGCAACACTGCGGCAGAAGGTTTTCTCAAAGTATTCAACGTTACCACAACTGAAAATGTTGTGGACTACAATGGTGTAAACCTGAGCAATGTTACAATTAACTGGGCTGACCCAACCAACCCAGACTGGCAAGAACAGTTCACAGCTATTATCAATGCCAGTCTGGTTGATAGTCAAAAAATAGGCCGCCCAAGCAATCGTCAAACTATACTAGGCGTGGACACTGCTGAATATGGCATCAATTTAGTGTCAGGATTTTTACCAGTGATTCCTTACACTGCCACAGTGGATGGTGTCAACATGCCATTTGAAGCCACAACTTCTACTTCAGTGGGCAGAGACTATGTGTACGAACCTGCTCCAGTGCCCAACACAGTGTTCAACATGCTGTTCAGAAACGATCAGCTGGGATTTCAATCAGCCAACACCGGCTACTTTTTCTATTTCAAACAAGGCATTTTGCAAAATCAAGATTTTAACTTGGCCGAACGCATTGCCAACCGCACAGTAGACATCAATGTTGAAGGTGTAAACAATGACGATCGTTGGTTGTTTCAACTGGACAACATTGGCAATATCAGTCGTGAGTGGCAGTACGTTGAAAACGTTTACACAGCAGCCGAACAACGAAACAATATTTTACAGCCTATCTACAGTGTAACCAGTAGAGCCAATGATCAGATCACCATGGTGTTTGGCGATGGTGTGTTTTCAGAAATTCCTGTAGGCATATTTCGCGCTTATGTTCGTGCATCAAACGGGTTGCAATATATTATCAACCCAGAAGAAATGCAAAACGTTGTGCTACCCATCAGTTACACTGACCGCAATGGCAATTTACAAACTATTACATTTACTTGTGGTATCACACGTCCTGTATCAAACAGTCAGGCACGTGAGCCCATTGGCGAAATCAAACAACGTGCTCCTGCTCGTTACTACACACAGAACCGCATGGTCAATGGTGAAGACTACAATCTGTTCCCTTACACACAATACAACAGTATTATCAAGAGCAAGGCGTTGAACCGTGCCAGCATTGGTACTAGCCGTTATCTTGATCTTGTGGACAACACTGGCAAGTACAGTTCAACCAACACATTCTCCAGTGATGGTGGCATATGGAGACAAAATATATTGCCTACTATTTTGTTTTCTTATACCAATCGTAACGAAATTGCAGACATTATTACCAATCAAGTACAACCCAACATTGATGGTGAAACTGTACGACAATTTTACTATTCAAACTTTCCTCGTATTACATCTACTACACAACCAACAGGAGTAACATGGTTGAGTGGTTACACTTGGAATCAAAGCACCACATTGGCCAACGAAACCACTGGTTACTTTAGAAACACAACTACCAGTGCTACATGGCCTGATGGCACACCTATCCCTGTAGGCGATACCACTACCACCATGTTCAAGTATGTGATACCTGGTAGTCTGATCAAGTTTGTGCCGCCCACTGGTTACTATTTTGACCGCAACAACAGACTGGTGCAAGGCACCCCAACAAAAGCCGACGAGAGAGTAGAAATCTGGGCCAGCCCACAACAAATTGTGGGCGATGGTTACAACGGTGGCTTGGGCAATTTAAGCTCAGGTGCTGGACCAGTTACTATCAACAATTTTGTGCCATCTGGTGCCATTGTAGACACTATTATTCCACTGTTTGTTACAGATATTCCCAACGCTATTGAACAACAAATGGCCGAACAGATCTTGTTGTATCGCAACTTTGGTCTAGGTTATGACAGCAACGGTGATATCACCGGAACCCCTTACACTTGGTACCTTATTACCAGTACCAATCTTGACGATTATTCGCAAAGTAATCCTGCACCATGGAGCCAGCAATATGCTGGCAATACATCTGGTGCCAACCTTGACGCCAGTTGGCTGGTGCAATTTGTTGTACAAAATCAAAACTACACAATCACATTCCGTGGGCTGAGTTATAACTTTGGATCAGTGTTACAAACACGTTTCTTCTTCTATGAAGATCAACTGGTATACGACAGTCGCACAGGCACAATCATCAAAGACTTTATCAATGTGTTGGCGGTAAACACCAAGCCTGACTCAACAGAACCTCTTCCTGGCGATATCTACACCACCATAATTGGCCAACCTGTGGAAAGCGATGGTTATGTAGACGACTTCCAAGTGCTGGTGAGCTATCGTGACTCAGACAATGACGGTGTGCCTGACAATCCTGATTTTTTTGATGAAATTGTAGGACCTGCTACCACCGCTGGACCTTATGTGTTCCTGCAACAAACAGTGGACTTTGACAACTTGCAACGTTACCTGTTGGTAGAAGAAGGCATTGTGATATATGATTATGGTACATTGGATGAAATTGAACTAGCAAAAACTGAGTGGACTCCAGGACAAATATTTTACGCCTACGAAGAAAATGCATTTTACCAACTTAGTATCACCGTTACTGGTGTACGTACTATTATCAGTGTCAGTGGTTGGATTGCCAAAACAGGCAGACAAAGTTTGTATTTCCAATACCGTCACAATTCACCATTGACCAATCGTATTGACCCTGGCTCTACTAATATCATTGACTTGTATGTGGTTACATTGGCGTATTACACTTCATATCAAAATTGGTTGAGAGATACCACTGGTACTGTGACAGAGCCAGCATTGCCTACCATTGACCAATTGTCAACCGATTATCAAGCACTGCAAGATTACAAAATGATTTCGGACAATATTGTGGTCAACTCAGTGATATTTAAACCACTGTTTGGTCCCAAGGCCGCACAAGAATTGCGAGCCACAATCAAAGTCATACGTGCGCAGAATAGCACTGCCAGTACCAGCGAGATCAAAAGTTCAGTATTGGCTGAGATGAATGCATATTTCAGTATTGACAAATGGAGTTTTGGCGATACTTTCTATTTCTCAGAGTTGGCAGCGTATTTGCACCGCCAACTGGGCACAATCATTAGTTCTGTGGTGTTAGTTCCCTTGGACCAACAAAAGAGTTTTGGCGACCTGTATGAAATTCGCAGTCAGCCAAACGAAATTTTTGCCAATGGTGCTACCATTGACAACATTGATGTAATTGAAGCATTGACCAGTACCAACTTGCGTACTGCACCAGGCAGCGGAGTAATTTAATGGCACGAACTAGATCAGTTGATTTTTTACCAGAAATTTTTAGAACTCCGGTCAACAAACAATTCTTGGCAGCCACTCTTGACCAAATGGTACAAGAGCCAAAATTTAAAAAGACACAAGGTTTTATTGGACGCACTGTGGGACCAGGTGTCAACCCCAATGACAGTTATGTTGTTGAACCAGATATTGCCAGACAAGACTATCAACTTGAACCAGGAGTGATCAGTCTTGAGCCCGACACTCAAACAATCAAGAATGTCATAACGTATCCTGGTATGAATGATGCCATTGGATTCCAAGGTGGTGATCAGGCACGTGCTGATCAACTGTACAACAGTGAATACTATACCTGGGATCCATTTGTTGATTACGATGCTTTCATCAATTTCAGTCAGTACTTCTGGTTGCCCAGTGGACCAGAAACAGTGGATGTGCGATCACTTGGCATTCCCACCAATGATAATTTTGTGGTCACAAGAGAAAATGGCGTTTACACGTTCTCAGGACTATCCGGTAATAATCCCACAATCGATGTAGTTCGAGGCGGTAGTTACACATTCCAAGTGGCACAAAACAATAAAGAGACAGTAAACTACCGTGTGACCAACAACGGTACTGCCTCATATCTGATTGATTTTCAAGCAAACCCAACACTGACTCTGGCACGTGGTAACACTTATGTTTTCAACATCACACTCAATGGAGTGTATCCTTTTTGGATCAAAACTGCACTGAGTCTGGGCACCGGCGATGCATATAACTCAGGTGTGTTGCGAAACGGCAGTAGTTTTGGTCTTGTGACATTTACTGTGCCACAAGATGCTCCTGACACATTGTATTACGTCAGCGAAAATCAAACCAACTTACGTGGTACTATCAATGTTGTTGACGGCACACCTGGCACTGGTCCAGGTTTTTGGATTCAAACTTCACCTGGAATAGCAGGGGTTGTGCCTACGACTCCTAACATTAGTAATCGTGATGTGTATGGTGTTACCAACAATGGCGAAGATCTAGGCATAGTAACATTTGATGTACCACAAAAAACAGCACAAGAATTTTATTATAACCTCACTGATGTAGGACCAGTTGATTTGTTGACAGAATTAAAATTCAATCAAATCAACAACCAGCCATTGGAACAGTTTATTGCGACCTATGGCGGAATTGACGGCACTACATATTTAGATAGTCGAACACTGGTGTTTACAAACAACATTGTTGATGCTGAGGACGGAGGCTGGATTGAGACCACATTCTATGATCCATTGCCTAGACTAGACTCATTCAACGGGCAAATTGGTAGTTATGATTCTATTAACTTTGATCAGTCTACTCAAGTACCGTTAGCGGACCGTTATCAAGTATGGCAAATCAGTATAGTAAATCGCAATGGTGTGGAATATATTAGCCTGGCAAAAGTTGCTGATGTTGACATTAATGAAAAATTTACCATCAGTTATGGTAACACATACAGCAACACTAGTTGGTATAAAAACGCTGTTGGCTACTTCCAACGCATACCTTTGTTGACAGCACTGTTCAATGAACTGTACTATCAGGATGGAACTGATCCAGAAATTTTTGGTAAAATTCGTCTACTTGATCAAACAGAAACCAGTACAATTTTTGTTGATCAAATTATTGGACAAAAAACCTATACCAGCCCGAATGGTGTGGCCTTTACCAACGGACTCAAAGTACGCTTCACTGGTGATGTACTGCCAGTTAGTTACGGTTCAGGCACCATTACATTTACTTGCACAGCCACACAGGCTGGCAGCAATTACATCACATGCAGTTCAACTGACGGATTGTATGAAGGTGAAGAGATTGTGTTTTCAGGCACCACCGCTGGTGGCATTGTTGCTGGCCAAAGTTATTATATCAAATCTTTAGCAGCCAATGGCATTCAATTCTCAATAGCCACAGTGGCCGACGGTGCAACATTTGAATTGAGTACTGCTACTGTGGTAGGATTCACTGCGGTGGCCATTGCCAACAATGAATTTTATGTGGCAGGTGTTGGCACAGCAATTGAATTGTTGCCTGTGCGAGACTTCGTTACCCCAGAAACTTATGTGGTTGATGCTAGAGACAGTACCATTGCCACAGAGCCAGGCGAAGTGGACTATCTTACCATTGACCGTGCCAGCAAAGATCTAAATGCATGGACACGTAGCAATCGTTGGTTCCATGTAGAAGTTATTCAAGCCAGTGCTGCTTACAACAACAACGTGGCCACGTTAGACAACAACTATCGAGCCAAACGTCCAATTATCAACTTTAGACCTGACATTAGATTGTACAACATGGGCACTGAAGGCAAACAACCAGTGGACATAATTGACTTCTCAGAATCTGATGCACTCAGCAACATCGAAGGAGCCACATCATATAGCGTTGACGGTTATACATTTGTTGATGGGTCTCGAGTGATTTTTGCTGCTGATTCAGATCCTGAAGTACGTGATAAAATTTATGTGGTTCAATTTATCACACCTGACAGTGTGGCACCGCTAATTGCACAACCAATCATCAATCTTGTGCTGGCCAGCGATGGTTTAGTATTGTTGGATCAAAGCGTGGTATGTCTTGAAGGCACCACACAAAAAGGTGTGACATTCTGGTACAATGGTGTGCAATGGACTGAAGCACAACAAAAAACTGGAGTACAACAAGCACCGTTGTTCAACGTGTACGATTTGACTGGCATCAGTTTTGGCGATCGAGCCAAATATCCGTCAAGTACATTTACTGGCAGCAAGTTGTTCAGTTATGCAGTGGGAGACACTGGTATACTTGATCCTATTTTGCAATTCCCATTGCAATATTTAAACATCAACAACGTTGGTGACATTGTATTTGAAAACAACTTGTACAAAGACACATTCTTGTATGTTCAAGACAACGTGTCAATTACGTCAGATATTAGTTCGGGCGTGGCTAGAGAATATGTAGATAGAACTGTGTTTGGCAAACTCATTGGTTGGCAGACCGCAGCAGCAAGCAGTCAACAATACCAACAATTTAAATTCACTTATACTGGACAAACACTAAAACTTGATGTGGCGGTTGGCACTAATACAGTATTGCCACCGATGAAAATTTATGTAAGTTCAGACTTTTTAATGCCTGACGAGTACAGTTATCTTGTAGGCACCAACGACACGACCATTACGTTGGTCAACACTTATCTGCCCACTGACATCATTGAAGTGTTGGTATTAAGTGATCAAACCAGTACCACTGCATTTTATCAAGTTCCAATCAACTTACAAAACAATCCGTTGAATACCAACAGTCCCAGTTTTACACTGGGTACCATTCGTACTCATTATGAAAGCATCTGCGAAAACTTGATGACATTGTCTGGACCAGTCAACGGTTCAAACAACACCAGAGACCTGGGCAATCTGGTGCCATACGGTGCGACCATACTGCAACAAAGTTCTCCATTAACTTTGGCCGGGTATTTCTTACGCAGTGAAAAATACAATATATTTTCAAGCCTGCAATACAACAGCAATGAATATTTGAAATTCAAAGGTCAAATGTTGAACACTGCAATTCAACAAGTGGTTCAATACCAAACTGCTGGCCAAATACTAGATATTGCCATGGCTGATATCACCTTGGGTCGTATCGAATCACAGCCATTCTACTGGAGTGATATGATACCTGCAGGCGCAGTGTATCAAACCACAACATATACCATTTCAAATACCACCAACGACACATTTGACACTATCAATATCTACAACTACACATCGGCCAATTATCAAGGCATGAATGTGTACTTGAATGACGTAATTCTCACCAGAGATCTTGATTATGTTGTGGCCACAGACGGGCCTCGCATTGTGGTAGCAACCGCATTGACCTTAGGTGATGTTCTCACAATAAATGAATACTCTGCTACCTATGGTAGTTTTGTGCCTAACACTCCCACTAAACTGGGACTGTATCCTGCATTCCGTCCAGAAATTATCACACAAAAAATCAGTTCAGGTACACAAACAGTGATCGTTGGCCATGATGGCAGTATTACTCGAACATTTGGTGACATCCGCGACGACGTGTTGTTGGAATTTGAAACCAGAATATTCAACAACTTGAAACTGGACGGAAATCCTGTGCCAATCAGCATTGCAGAAGTACTGCCAGGACAGTTCAGAAACACTGGCTACAGCATAGATGATATCAACAATATCTTGGCCACAGACTTTTTGAGTTATGTTGCTTGGAACAAACTGGATTACAAAACACAAGATTATTCAGCTGCCAATGAATTTACCTGGAACTACAGTGGCAGTACCAGCCGATTAGATAATGCAGCATTGCCTGGAGCGTGGCGTGGCATCAACCGCTACTACTATGACACACAACAATTCGACCAACCTGGTGGAATCTTGTGTATGGCGACGGTCCATACACTCAAGACAACTTGGTGTTGTGGGACGATCTGACAGCAGGTTATGTTGCAGATCCTGTTGCACCGTACTATCTTCCAGAATATGCAAGACCAGGTTTAACTTCGGTCATTCCCACTGGCACAGAAGGTGAATTGTTAAGTCCTTTCAACTCAGTGGTGGGCAATTACAACGATAACACATTCCGCAAGAGTTGGGCAGTGGGCGACGGTGGCCCAGTAGAAGCATCATGGTGGAATAGCAGTGCATATCCATTTGCTGTCATGCGATTGTTGGCACTTACACGCCCTGCCAAATTCTTTGCACTGTTTGCAGATAGAGATCTGTACAAGTTTGATGCAGACCTTGATCAGTATCTCTACAACAATCGTTATAGATTAAATGCCAATGATTTGGAAATATACGGCGACGGTGTCAGTAAAGCCAGTTACGTAAATTGGATTGTAGACTTCAATCGCCAAAGTGGTGTAGACAGCACTGCTGATCTCACTGCTGATCTTGGTGCATTGGATGTGAGATTGTGTTACAGAATGGCCAGTTTCTCAGACAAACAGTATATCAAAATTTACACTGAAAAATCTAGTCCTAACTCAACCAACACAACTTTTTTGATTCCCGACGAAAGTTATGACTTGGTGTTGTACAAGAACCAACCGTTTGATCGTGCCAGTTATTCAGCAGTTGTGATACAAAAAGTTGCAGGTGGCTATGCAGTGTTTGGTTACAGTACATCACAGCCATATTTTAACATAATTCAAAGTGTGTATGCTGGACGTTTGCAAACTTACAGTGCAGGCGGCATCACTGTACAAGTTCCTACGTTTTATACCAACAATGTTACACAGATCCCATATGGATTTATTTTTGCCACAGAAACCGCAGTGTCGGACTTTTTGTTGAGTTATGGGAAATATCTAGAGCGACAAGGCCTGATATTTGACAACCGCACCAATGGCTATGAGTTGAACTGGTCGCAAATGGTCAATGAATTCCTGTACTGGAGTCAACAAGGTTGGGACGAAAACGCCCTGATCAATTTGAATCCATTGGCGTTCAGACTCAGTATATCTCGTGAGCAGGCTGTGGTAGACAGCATTGCTGCACAGACATCTGACAACATTTTGTTGGATCAAAATCGCAGAGAATTGCCCACACGTAATCTCATTATCACACGTCTAGACAACACGTTCACCTGTGAACCTGCCACAGATCAAACACTGAGTTACATTGACTTAAAATACACGTCTTATGAGCACATGATTGTGTTGAACAATGCCAGTGTGTTTGGTGATTTGATTTATCAACCAGTGACTGGTGCTAGACAAAGTCGACTGAATCTAATTGCAGTGACCACAACTGAATGGAACGGTTCAGTTGACGCACAAGGCTTTATTCTCAACCAAGATAACATCCAAGAGTGGAACTCATACACAACATATACCAAAGGCGAAATTGTCAAGTACAAAGGTGCTTATTGGTCAGCAGCCAGCATTGTCCAGCCCAAGGTAGTGTTCAATGCCAACGACTGGCTAGCCAGTGACTACACTCAAATTGAATTGGGATTGTTGCCTAACTTGTCCAACAAGGCAAATCAACTGCAAAACAGTTACAATATCAACACGGCCAATCTTGAAACAGACAACGATTTGTTGAGTTATGGCTTGATTGGATTCCGCCCACGCCAATACATGACATCATTGAATCTTGACGATGTCAGTCAGTTAAATGTGTATCGACAGTTCCTGGGCAGCAAAGGTACCATTCTCAGTGCTGAATTGTTTGCCCAGGCCAACCTTGGTAAAGAATCCGCAGACTACAGCATCTACGAAAACTGGGCAGTGCAACGTGCTGTATACGGTGCCAATGCCAACCGCAGTTTCTTCCAGTTGCGATTGAATCGTGCGTTGTTGGATTCTAATCCTAGCTTGATACAAATTGTCAACCCCCAAGAAACCAGTCAAGCGGACCAAACCGTCCTGGTGTCAGATATTTGGAAACAAAGTTACAAAATTACTTCCCCAGACATCTTACCAGTTACCACCACATTGCCCACAGACATTGCATTGCCCACAGCAGGATATGTAAATCTCAATGATGTAGATATCACAGTGTTTGACATTGACAACACTGACAGCTTGGCTGCAAACATCAATTCAATTGGTGTTGGTACAAATGTATGGGTAGCAAAAATCAATGCATACGACTGGGCAATCTATAGAACTCAATCAGTACCAGGCACTATCAATCACGTTTGTGATAATTTGGATGGAACCAGTTTGGTTATATTCTCCGGACAGCACGGGCTCGCAGTCAACGACAAATTGGTCATACGATTTTTTGACACTGAAGTTGATGGTGTGTACACTGTACTCAGTGTGGTAAGTCTTGATACAATTACTGTTGCATTTAGTTTCACTGGTGACCGCACTGTGGTCAACGGTACAGGACTGGGCTTTACTTTGCAAACGCAACGTGTTGCACAAGCCAGTGACATATTGAATCTTCCTTATGCCAATACAATTGAACCAGGTGCCAAAGTTTGGGTAGACGACAACGGTAGCGGATTGTGGAGTGTGCTTGAAAAACAAGAAGTATTCGCTGAATTATTAGGATTGA